ATCTATATAAATAGAATAACAACCCACACTTTTAGTGCAAATAAAAAAAGCCGAGCAATATGCCCGGCCTTTTATAAACACATAAAATATTATGAGTCGTTGCCACCTGTTTGAGATGCAAAGTCTATGAAACCTTGAATGTCATTCCAAGTTACTGCTTCTGATGCACGAAGATAGTTCACTCTTGCAAGGATGTATGCAGCTTTACCTGCATCTGAATCATCGTCAGAAATGAATATACCGTCACCATTAACTGATGTGCCTGTAATAGCGTTGACATTATAAACCTTAAAGGTTGTGTCAGTAGTAGCTTTGAACATCATTGAGTTCTCAGCATCACCAGCTGCGATAGTAGCTGTAACAGTTGTCCAGAAAGGAACAATACCTGTAGCAGTACCATCTGTTGAGTTAGCTCCAGTTCCCTGTGCAATTCCACTAGCACCAATAGCTAATGTGGATGTTGCTGCTGCCAAACCATTAAGCTGTGTAGCTGGAACACCGAAAGGTGAACCGCTGTCATCAGGACCTAGAAGAAGTAATTCTCCATTAGTACCTTGAACATCAGCTGTTACTGGGAATGAAGGGAAAGAACGAAGTTCTGTTACTGTTTCAGGAACATCTTTTGCAACTGCAAGAGAAACTCCATAAACGTAAGCAGGACGAGCAGTAGATGCTTGCACAACTAAAGATGTGCGATCATCTCTTACACGATCATCAGGACGACGATCTGGGGAAGGAATTGTGATATCAAAACTTTTGAAGTTTGCTTTTGTTCCAGACTTGTTAGTAACTTTTACAAAACCAATTAATTCAAAAAGATCGATACCAGGCCATCCATGCACACCCTCAGTGTTGTATGAGGATAAGCGGTTAATCTGATTACCGGGCTGATAGATTTGCCCAGCTTCTGCTTTATAAGATGCCATGTTTAATTATCCTCCCTTAAATGTCGCTAATTGTGAATGCTACTGTGATGAAGTCCTTGTTCAAGTTCGCAAAGCCAGCGTATAACTGCCATATCAGAATGATGAAGCGTGAAAAATCATCATTGTTATTGATTAAAACTTGAGCATTTGGACCACCAACACCAACACCAATTGCTTGTGGACCGAAGAACAGAGCTGGAGGTGTGTCGTGTGATACAGCACCATTACCATCACCTGTATTAACGGTTATTGACTTGGAGGGCATATTAGTTGTTTCGAAGAACCTTACACCTTCAAACACGAAGCCTGATGGCATAACTGGTTCGCCAGCTACAAATTGAGCTTGGCCATACTGTCCACCCTGATAAATGGAAGCATTAGGAGCAGCCATTCCCATAAGAGGATTTGGTTGACCCATGCCAGGGTATCTTGCAACTTCTCTGAAGCCTGCATCAGCTCTTAGATCTTTCATGAATGAAGGATCAGCTACGCAACGGTAGTAGCCATCTGCAAAAACAGGAACATTACGCTTACGTAAGCCCTTTACAACTTCGAGAAGGTCTGACTTTACATTAAACTTGTAACGCTCAGAAGCAAATTCTGCAGCTGTATAAGTAGTCAGAGTTGTGGAGTTTGTCTTTACTTTACTATTTGGATAGTAGTAACCACCCTGAGTATCGCTTGACTCACCACGAGATTCAGACTTGAATAGTTCATCTAGGAATACTCTGTCTCTCCATCTTCTATAGTCATCTAACAATGTTAGAGAACCAATTGATTGATGGAACATGTTGAGGTTACCTGTGTCTAACAGCAAACGCTGTGCAGTCATCAGGGTCTCACGAGCAATCTTGAATGTACTTGGAAGATTAGTATTAGCTGGATCTGCTGGTCCTGTGTACTCACGGAGTGAGACAAGTACCTTGTCTTTTACGATTGATCTGCTGTTTGCAGTACCAATTGTTTGATCCTGTGTACGCTCTCTAGAAGTCTTTGTGCCTGGAGCTCCAAAGAATCTATATCTATCTAACTGTACAGTCTGACCTGGTTGTTTTGTGAAATCGTGTACTACGACTGGCTCTGTGGCCATTTCCACGATATAAGCTGGATGGGGACGGTATAGTTCCGCACCAAGCAGCTTCGGAAAATCGTTATCTATAAACATATTTAAGTTTCAGTTATTTGATCTGTCATCTGTAAACAGATAAACAGACAAAGCTGTGTTCACTCCTGGAACCAGAGTCCCATTAAAATTAATTATATCAGTACCTTACATAGGCACGTTATTAATATTTTTTAGTTCGAGGTTGTTACTGTTAGACTGATATTCGAATGTTTTAGTTATAAACACCTAGTGGTACATTCTCTCCCCAAACCGAGACCTATAGGGAGAATAAATTATGTCTCTCATATCCACCAGTGAAGGGATTGGTGGAAATATTAATATCGCTCTACCCTTGAGCCCTATTAATTCTTTACGTCCTCATGACAACTCTTTCAAGAAGAGAACAAGGTAGCATCCTTAAGGGATGGCCTGAGTTCTGCGAGTGGGTTACAAGCACAAACAACAGACTATATGTAGGTTGGTTTGGTGTCTTAATGATCCCTTGCCTATTAACAGCAGCAGCATGTTTTATTATTGCGTTCATTGCTGCACCACCCGTTGATATTGACGGTATTCGTGAACCAGTAGCTGGTTCTTTCTTATATGGAAACAACATCATCTCAGGAGCAGTCGTTCCTAGTTCAAACGCAATCGGTCTCCACTTCTACCCAATCTGGGAAGCACTCACAGTTGATGAGTGGTTATACAACGGTGGACCTTACCAACTCGTCATCTTTCACTTCCTTATCGGTATCTCAGCTTATATGGGACGCCAGTGGGAACTTAGTTACAGATTAGGTATGAGACCTTGGATCTGTGTTGCATACTCTGCACCAGTATCCGCAGCCTTCGCTGTATTCCTTGTATATCCTTTTGGACAAGGTTCATTCTCTGATGGTATGCCTTTAGGTATTTCCGGTACATTCAACTTTATGTTTGTATTCCAGGCAGAGCACAACATTCTTATGCACCCACTACACATGGCTGGTGTTGCTGGAATGTTCGGTGGATCTTTATTCTCAGCTATGCATGGTTCACTTGTTACTTCATCTCTAATCAGAGAAACAACTGGTCTTGAGTCACAAAACTATGGCTACAAGTTCGGTCAAGAAGAAGAGACATATAACATTGTTGCAGCTCATGGATACTTCGGAAGATTAATTTTCCAGTATGCATCATTCAACAACAGCAGAAGTTTACACTTCTTCCTAGCTGTATTCCCAGTAGTTTGCATTTGGCTAACTTCAATGGGTATTTGCACAATGGCATTTAACCTAAATGGTTTTAACTTCAACCAATCTATCGTTGACACAAATGGTAAGATCGTTCCTACATGGGCAGACGTTCTTAACAGAGCAAACTTAGGTTTTGAAGTTATGCACGAGCGTAACGCTCACAACTTCCCACTCGATTTAGCATGTGCTGAGACTACATCTGTAGCTCTTACAGCTCCTGCAATCGGTTAATTCATATCTATTAGGACAGTTCAATGACACCTGAAGCAGAAAGATTTAACGGTTGGGCAGCTATGCTCGGCTTCGTAGCAGCAGTTGGTGCTTACGCTACAACAGGAAATGTAATTCCTGGCATTTGGTAGAAAATCTACTAAACTATTTCCAATGGCCTCTCCATTAGAGAGGCTTTTTTCTTATTAATTAATTTCATGTTTAAAACACTCTTAATCGCAGCCGGTACACTCGGCACATTAACAGCACCTGTTTCTGCAGGAGTCTATCTAAATGGTGAGTTCAATCAATCTCATGTCGGCAGTGACTGGAATGGCAGTGGCATAGACCTACATGTAGGCTATGAAAACACCGTAGGTGAAAA